AGTTTGAATCATAAATGCTCCAAGCTGCTCTAGTCCAAGACCAGTATCGTCTGTGTTTGTTACACCACCTGGAAACTGTGGAATAACTCTAAAGTAATTAGCTCTAGCACCACCGCCTACAAGGGCTGCTTTAAAATCGTCAATACGTTGTGACATTTAATATTCTCCTATTGTCCTGCAACTTCGTCGAAGCTAACACCAGTTCTTACTGATGTAAAGTTTAGTGTGATGAAGTTAATAGAACGACTTGGTTTGATGTAGATATCAGCTACAAATCGGTTACCATCAATCACAGCTGGTGTGTTATTTGATGTGTCACAAACTACTTTAAAGTCCGTCATACCTCTACGAGATTTTACATCTCCAAGGAAAGGCTCTACTGCAGCGACAAAGTTAGCTCTTGTGAAATCATCGTTGAATTCGAACAACTGGAATTTAGCTGCAGTTGCAATTGCTTTTTCAAGAACAATGAACAATCTACGAACATTAATTCTATCAAAGGATGATGGTCTACTTAGTGCAGTTTTATCACCAAAGAGAATTGTTCCAACACCACGCTGTGTGATTACTGGATTAACTCTATTTTTGTAAAGCTCATCGCGACCAGCTTGATCAGGATTAAAGTAAAGTTTTACAACATTTTGAATAAAGCCTCTATTCAGACCAGCTGGAGAGAACCATGCATCATTCAAGAATTCTGCTCTTGCAGTAACACCAGCAATATCTGGATTCAGTGGCATATCGAAGAATTCATCATTGTACTTATCGTACTGACGTTTCCAACCACTATCAAAGACTGCATAAGATGTACTATTAAAGCTTGAGAAGTAATTTACTACTTTCTTAGCTGTTGGATTGTTAGTACCTACACTTGAACTTGGCGATACAAACGCAATAGCATCTTTTCTTGTTTCAGCTTTAGTAACAGCATATTTTTGAACTGCTACTGAATTATCACCAGTAATGATAAGGTTTACATCAACCGTTTCAGGATCACCTAAGATATCCCAACCAGTTTGTTTATCACCATCAGTGCCAGCTACATCTGTACCACCCGAAAGTGTAAATGTTTTTGCTGTAGCGGTCGTATCAGATCCGGATCCGATAAACGGGAATCTTTTGTTTTCGCCAAGAGTTGTAAGTGTTTGACCGATACTATAAGTAGTAGATTCTGAATCAACCGACGTGTTAAAGTTAGGCTGAGTCCAAATCCAAGAAGATGCATCGTTAATCACATTAACAAAGTAGTTATTACCATTGTTATCATCCAAAGCATTTTTTGCTTTAGAGACATATGCATAAGTTTCAAGAACTTCGTTTGCAGTACCAGTAATAGTTTCGTTAGTCGTATAAACTACAACGTGCATTTCATCTTTAAGCTCTGAATCGTATTTGACTCCCCAAGTAGATGTACCTGGAGCTGTATCAAATAGCTGAGATGCTGTGGTATTACCAACAATTTTTTGACTGATGAAGTTATCACTATCAATTGCTGCATCGATTACTGCGATACCAATGCCATTACCAAGAGCACCTGGATATTTGGCATAAAGTGCATGAGTAAGACCAGTAGCATCGGTTGCAAAATCATTCGCATTTTTAATTTGCGCATCTGAATCTGCTTCGGATGCTGCATCGCTATCACCTGCTGCGCTAGCATTATAAGATGCTGCACCTACAACTCTAACTAACTGTACGTTGTTTGAGTATCCTAAAAAGTTTGCTACTGAGTACCAGTCTGTGCGATTGCTATAACCTGATTCAGCGATTGGATATCCAAACAACTCAATAAGATTAGCTTCACTTGATACTGTAGTTACTTCGCTAACTGGACCCCATTTGAAGTCGCCAACGAATCCACCAATGGATGTTGCAACTGCAGGGATAATGTTCGACAGATCGGTTTCTTTTACCTGAACGCCTGGGCTTACTAAAAATGCCATTTTCAATGACTCCTATAAGAATTAAAACTAGTTTTTTCTGTTCTACTAAAGCTTACCGTCGTAAACTCTGTATGTATTAGACAAAGTATTTATTACTTTGCCGTTTTCAAAATTTGCTGTCCCAATCAGCATCCCAATTTTTATACACATCATCATACCAGTCCGGTCTATCATCGACATTGATAGGTGTCCAAAGGTCACCAGATTGATCCTGAGTTGGGTATGTGTTATCTTGATTAAGGAATCCAATTGGCATTCCTTCTTCTTCTTTTCTTTCAGCTCTTTCTTTGTACATCAACTTGGCTGGATCTGATTCAGTTAGTTCTTTCCAGTACTCTGTACCTGAAGCCCAACCAAACATAACTAGACACATAACTAAATCGTCATTTGTTCCAGCTTCAGCAGCAAAGGAGCTATTAGATGAATTACCTTTTCTTACAAACGTTGTAAGTTCAACATAGATATCATAATCATTTACAGTAAACTTATCGTTTTCAATAAGAGTTTTTAAGTTAGAACAACCATTTGTTTTAACTGAATGAGACATTGTAACACCAAACTTAGAGTTTGGTCCACCACCAAGCTGATTACCAGCTCTGCCTTTTGCCACAGTTTTTAGCATGTTTTCGTATTCTAATTCGAATACCAATGAGTTAATAACTTGACCACCCATATCGTTTGATTCGACTAAAACCCATGCATCGTTATAGTACTTACCGATATTTGATACAAACTGTGGAAAGATCATTGGAGATATATCATTTGATCGATATTTTGCTACAACTTTATAAGGTATGCTAGTAATATCTACAACCACAAAAGCTGAATAATCGAGACGAATACCTCTTGCAGTATCCACACAAATTAGATAATTGTGACCTTGAACTACTTCTTCATGGTAATCTACACCTTCATATTGTTTAAGTGGATCTACAAATGGAATAGCACTTAAAGTAGTTGGTGATATCAAAGTATTTGCTGAACCAATGAATTGACATTCAAATTCTTGTCTGAACTGATCTTCAGAAGTGTTAGCAATTTGTTCTTGTTTCCAGTCTTCATCTCTACCAGGTACATCCCACCAATTAATACTGATTGGATTAAATGCTGACTTGCCTTTTTCAGCCTCAGTCCACATTTTGTAAAAGTGATTCATACCTTTAGGTGTAGAAACTACAATCATCTTTGTATCTGCACCAGATGAAATTGTAGGATAAACTGATCTAAAAAAGTCTTCTGCATCATTTGCAGGTACAAAAGCAAACTCATCTAGAAAGATAAGAGAGAAAGACATGCCACGAGCTGCTGAGCCTGAAGAAGATGTTGCAATTATCTTACTACCATTTTCTAGTGTTACAGATCTTTTATTGAATGAAACTGCACCTTGTTGTAACCAAAAGGGAAGATTCTCATAAGCGAGTTGTAAACGACCAAGAATTTCTTGCGCAAGTTCACCTTTGTTAGCAAGAATACCAATAGTTTTACCTGGATTAAACAATGCAAACCATAAAATAAACGATACACTCGTTGTAGATTTACCACACTGTCTTGGCAATTTACATATATTAAAGCGATCGTTTTTAAAATCATTAATCATATCTCTTTGAAAATCATACAGCGTAAATGGAATTTCGCCATAATCCACAGACATAATTTTCATATATGTTTCAGCAAAGTATATAGGATCTTCCATACACTTTTTGTATTCTCTTAACTGTTCAGGAGTATACTCTAGATTTTGGTGAGCTGCTTTAATATTGGGGTTACCAATGTAGTGACTAATAGCATCTGATTTATCAAAAAGTTCTGGATGTGTTTCTTTTGTAGGAGCATCTGGATAGAGTCTTTTTGCTGCAAGATTTTGCAACAAAGCTTTTTTGGTAGCAAAGAACTCATCACCAAATTTTTTCCAGCCACTATGTAATTGAGAATCGTACTCTTTAGCAGAGATTGCCTGAGTCATTATATAGTTATTCCTTACCTAAAAGCTCAAGTAAGTCCTTTGTATTTAGCTTAACATTTAAATTATTGTTAGTAACATTTTTTTCGCTTTCAAGTTGACCATTCATTTTATTAGTTTTTAAATGGTGATCCATAAGGCGACCTGCTACATCAGCTAATGTTTGGGCAGAGTTAGATGCAACTTCAATGGCCCGCGGGTGCTCAGACTCCTGCGCGAGTTGAACTGCACTATCAAGTATGTCCTGAAGTTTCTCCGATGCTACGTATAGAACTTCTCTTGCATACTCGTAATCATCCGTCCTGTGTTGAAGTACCTTGGAAACGCTGGTCTCTACTTCAACGATTTCATTATTAATGCTATCAGTTTCTTTTTCCATAAACTATTTATTCGGATGGAGTATAACTATTATATGGATGTTGAGATTAAAATTGTATCTAGAGAACAGATTGAAAACAGTGAACATTTGGTCGATGAACTGAAATCCTTCTGCAAAACAGCTTCTAATGATATGCGTGAACCAGC